CGGTTACGGCAACACTTATGGTGGAGGATTGGGTGGCGGTTACGGCTACCAGCAGTCCATGTATCAACAGCCCATGATGAGCGGCTACGGTATGCCTAACTTTGGCTCGTCGGCTCAATATTACGGCGCGCCTGACTATGCGGGCGCTATGCAATATGGTGGTATGCAATACCGCATGGCCAACCCATATGGCGCCTATGGCATGCCCCCACAAATGGGGGGCGGCTACGGCATGCCTCAATATGGCGGCTATCAACAACAATACCAACAGCCGCAGCAGCAAATGCCAACGGCTGGCGGTAAGGGGCCGTCCACTCCTGCACCGACCCCCACGCCAACACCTCCCACTGCAGGCGGCAAAGGGCCATCTACAAGCACACCAACAACTTCAACGCCTCCAACTGCGGGCGGTAAGGGGCCAACGTCATCTGGTGGCGCTTTTGCTCGCGGTGGCCGCACTGGTTATAGCGTTGGCGGCGCAGATCCGTCTGCATTGAAAAACTACATTGACATGATGAGTAACAACCCGTCTGTCATGGCGTTGGCCGCTCAACAAAAGGCAGGATATGCGGGTATGCCCGGTAATCCAGCTGCAATGCCTGGCCCTTATGGCGTGGCTCTTAACCCTGCCCAGCCCCGTAATTTAATGACTGCAAGTGCTCAGTTGGGTCCGCAGCAGACAGCAATGGGAACGATTAATCAAGCCGCGCAATTTGGTAATAGCGTGTCCAGTTTGGCGGACGGGGCAGAAAAATTAAAAAATAAGTTAATTGCCGAGCCGGGAAGTAAAAAAGGTTGGCTTGATGAATTAATGTCAAGTGACACAACACCTTCTGCGGAAACTTATACTTCAGTTACGCCACCTGCGCGTCCTGAAATTTTTAATAAAGGAGGTCAAGTTGGCCGTTAATCCGTATGATATGTCNCCCGACCCGAATGATCCGTCAAAAGATCCGACTCGCGTTGGCTACATGGGACAGCTTGACCTTAAAAGCCCTATAAACCCGCAGGAAGCTTTTAACGCGCAGAAGGCTGGCCGCATGCCTTCTATTCAGCAAAATCAGAACCCGCTTTTGTCGGCGGCAACGACCGCCATAAATGTTTATGGTTTGGGCAAAATGGGTAACGCTGCCTACGGCAAGGCGGCTGAGTTGCTTGGTCAAAGCGCGCCCACGCCTGCGGGCGGACTGGCTGGGGCTTNCCCTGCGGCTGCTGCCGGCACTCCCGTGCCATTAGCGCGTCCTGAGGGGCTTGGAGCTGCAGCGCCCACGTCTAACGCCGCGACAAGTGTTGCGCCTAGCGCTGGCGAGGCCGCATTAGCTGCCAACGCAAGCCCGACTGGCTTGGCAGCTGCAAAGGCGGCTGAGGGCAGCATAACGGCTGGGGCGCAAACGGCATCGCCCGCACTTGGCGAATTGATTGGCGCGGGTACTGCTGGTGAAGCTGGTGCTGCTGCTGGTGCAACAGAATTAGCGGCGCTTGGTGAAGGTGCGGCAGGGCTTGGCGCTGACTTGGCTGGTGCTGGCCTTGTAGCTGGTGCAGGTGAGGGTATCGCCGATATATTGCCATTTTTCTTTTTAAAAACTGGCGGTCGTGTTGGTAAAGCTAAAGGCGGCGGTTTAACTGCTAAAAAACAAATTATTAATACAGAAGATCCAAAATTCCATGCAATGAAAGTTGCATTTGATAATTTAGTCCGCAAATATGATAACCCACTTTTGGCTGCCGTTGCGATGCATTCAGGCACGCAGGTCGTTGATAGTGCCATCAGGCAGGCGGCGCATACAGGAAAAGAAATCAGCGACTTCCTGCCAAAGTCTGCTGTTCTTTATATGTACCTTTTATCTCAGGCGGCACTCGGTGCTCACTCCAAATTAAAAGACCGCACCGCACGCAAGAGCGGTGGCCGTACTGGCTATGCAAGGAACGGATATGTATCTCCGTCTGACGCGGAAGGAACGACCGACACACTGTCAACGCCAGAACAAACTGGTGATCAAAATGTGCAATTGGCATCCGCATCAACAGATTACCGTGACTACTTGATTGGCAAAGGATATTCTCCCGCAGCCGCTTCAGGCATTATTGGTAATGCGTATCATGAAAGCGGTGGATTAAATCCGACAATTAAAGGTGACAGCGGAAACTCATTTGGTTTGTTCCAATTTAATCAACAGGGCGAACAACCAGCATTTAGAAAATGGGTAGNTGACAATAAGCGCGATGCAACAGATCCATATGCTCAATTGGATTTTGTTGATCAGCGTTTGCGCAATAATTACTCAGATACTTTTGACAAACTTCAAAATGCAAAAGATCCGTCTGAAGCTGCAAAACACTTTATGCTTGGCTATGAGCGCCCAAAAGAAGGGCCAACTCAACAATTAAATGCTAGAATGCAATACGCCAATAAAATTGCTGCTGGCGAGGATCTTCCTACAAATACCAAAGATTACGGCGATCAAGCCCCAGCTACTGGCGGTGGATTAAACGCTAAAAAAGGCCCATTTGAAAAGATTGCCGACACAGTTGGCATTCCTGACGTTGTGCCGAAGGAATCAAGCTTTTGGGTGCCGCTGATTGCTGGCCTCGGCGGTATGCTGGCGTCGAACCAATATCGCTTCTCGCAGCGTCTTGGTGAAGGTCTGCTTGCAGGTGCCGGTGCTTACGGCTCGCAACAGGATCGCGAGNTTAAGCAGCAGCAACTGGCGCAAACGGCCAATCTTGCACAACAACGCATTGACATTGAAAAACAAAACAATGCTTTGGCAATGTTTGGAAAATTGTATCAGCCGCAATATAATGCGGATGGCAAACTTGAATATCTCAATGTTCGCACAGGTGAACCTGAAACGCCCGAAGAAGCCACTAAAAAATTCTTTGGTTCTTTGTACACCGAACAACCTGTTAAAAGTGCAGTTGATATTGCCAAAAATAAAACAACTGGCACTACTCAGCCTCAAGGTGGGGCTGGTTCGGCTACTGCGCCAAGTGGAACAGAAACGGCGCAACCTGCGGCACCAGCTACTACAAGCGCGGCACCAGCTGGCTCTGTTTCAACGCAGCCTAAACCCGTTGTATTAAAGCCTGAAGAGTTTAAAACACCTGAAGATGTTGATACTTGGGCGCGTTCTCAAGATAGAGTTGTTCAGATGCAACAAAAAGCAGATGAGCAANCGATGTTGGTTAAAAAATACCAAGATCAATTNGACAGGTTGCCAAGCAATCCGTTAACCGCAACTCGTAGAGCGGAATTGACAACTTTGCTTTCAACGTCTCGTGCTTTAGANCAATCGTATCGTCAAAATGCGGATACTCAAGCTAAAGAACTTGCGGCACCCTATAAAACGCAACTTGAAAAAAAGTTTGGCGTAAGCCAAGAAATGATTGAGGCAGAAGCTAAAAAAGCCGCAGAAATAGAAAGAGCAAAAAAGCAAACTGAACAAGAATTTGCTACCGTTGTTGATGCGCAAGGCAATGAATGGCGTCCAGCAGGAAAATCTGAAGTTCCTGTTGAATTAGCCCCGCAGCCTAATACCAATGCGTCTAGGCCAACAGTAAAAGCTTCTATTGATACAGAAACTGGCCGTGTTAACAATGTTATACCGGATGCGCCAAGCAATGGCGGTTACCCAACGCCTACACCTCCTAGATCCGGCCTTGTTTTAAGCAAGCCATCTACATCTTCTATTAATTTAAGGCAGGAAGATGAAGGCTTTCAAAAAGAATTTCCGGGTAAATTGGGCAATTCTGTTGAAGCAGAAACTCGATTNAAATCTTTGGGCCAAGCATTTAAATTGTTTAGCTCAGATGTTTTGGCTGAAAAACGTCAAGGGGCAGCTTTGTTAGCTAGAGCAGTTGGCGCCCCCGAAGACTTTGTAACAAATGTGGCAAATGGTGATCCAGCAGCAATGCAATGGGTTGAAAAAGAAGGATTGAACTCAGTTCTTAATACCTTGAAAGCAGCCACAAATAGATTCGGCCAACAAGAATTTTTGCAAATGGAGAAAAAGGGCGTTCCAACAATTTCCAACGATCCTCACGCCAATTTTGCTCTTGTTGGTGAATTACTTGGCCAATCTCAATGGAATAAACAATTCTATCTTGATTGGCAAAAGGCTCAAGAAAAGGGTTGGNGAAGCCCGTCTGCATTTTATTCTGAATGGGTGCAGGCGAACCCACCGCAAACTTATATTGCTTCCGCTATGAAGCAATTGGGTAATTTCCGTGGGATGTCTTTACCTTCANATCCGAAGTCTTATGTTGAGGGTGCAATTTATGTTGCGCCTGATAAGTTTAAATCAAAAGCTCTTGAACAGCATTTAGGTTCTTTTGGTATAAAACCAGGCCAACTGTTCCGTTATAACNNAGAAACAGACTTGCGTCCTATTTCAAGAGAAGAAAACTTTTCGGCTCATTTAGATCAAGGTAATCAGTGATGAGCATTTTTACTCAAGCACTTCAACAAGAATATGGGTCACAAGATGGTGATCAACGCGCCGTGTCGGCGAATCCACTTGGCACATCTAATATGTCTTTTGCCGATGCGTTGAAAGCTGAAAGCGAAACTCCAGAATCGACAATTTATTCTTTAGCCGCAGCTCCTTTTATTGGGTTCAACCGAGGCGTTTCCGATATTGTTGGCATGCCCGTTGATGCAATTAATTGGATGTTAAAAAAATCCCATGAAAAAATTGGCACGCCCGCTCCTTCTGATGTACCTATTGGCGGGTCTGAATTTTTTTAAAAAAGCATGGGCATTATTGGGGCAAATCCAGATGCCCCTGAACATTTGCCACGCAGTTCTATTGAAAAGGGACTGCAAGCTTTTAGTGAAGGAGCGGGAAGCGCATTAGTTCCTGCAGCTGCTCTTGAAACCGTTCCTGCAAAAATTGCTTCTGCTTATCCCACAACTATGGGATACGCTCGCGCTCTTTTAGGTGAACCAACTGCAGCGAATGCCGTCATAGGTGGTACGGGAGCGGTTGGCGGTGAAATAGCACAAAGTATGGTTCCTGAACCTTGGAAACCTTACGCTGGCATGGTTGGCGGTATTGGTGGTGGCCTTGTTGGCAATTTAGGTTTGACCGGCGCTAAAATGATACCCGCTATTGCAAGATCTCATTTATCGCCTGAAGAATCAGCCAAGCGTGTGGCGGGTCAAGCAATTAGAGAGGCGGCAGGCACACAACTTGAAACGCCTACCGAAACTTTATTGCCAAATCTTAATCTTACGGCAGAACAGGCAACAGGGAATAAAGGCATTGCCCAATTAGGAAACAAAATTGGCACGCCTGAATATAACCAAGCATTGGAAAAACAACGCCAAGCTAATTTACAAACAGTTTCTCAAGCGGCTGAAACTGGCGCTCAAAAATTAGCACGAGATGTTTCCAGCGAATACAATTTGCCGCCCAACGCTAAAGAATCTTCAAGCATTGCTGCGCGTTATCACCTTGATAATCTTGAAAATCAAGCAAATGATACGGTTAATATGCTTTGGGATAATCCCGATTTAAAAAAAGCAACAATGTATAAAAACAAATCAATTGATCCAATCATTGATTATGTTGATAATTTAACTGTTGCAAGGCGGGAACAATTAGACCCAAAGGTCTTATCAATTGTTGATAAAATAAAAGATTTGCCGACAAGAGATGTACCGCTGAAAGAATTACAAGATTTGCGATCTGCAGCTTTGTCAAAAGGTCGCGCCGCATATAGGGCAGGCGATAATGTCGCGGGTGGCATTCACTATGATCTAGCCAATAACATTAAAAATGTAATTGGCGAGGGTTCTAATATTGTTTTTGGCGACACAACTGGCAGAGCACGTCAGGCATGGAAAGATGCCGTTGATGCTACGCGGCAATATCATGATCTATTTAATTCCGGTTACATGCAGTCTCTTAACCAGAATACAGATTCTGTAACAAGAAAAATTGCAGTAGACCAAACATTTAAACAAATGCTTTCTGGTAAAAATGCAAATCAAAATATTGCTGCCGCACAAAGGGCAAGCAATGGGGCGATCAATGACCACCTTGCCGATTACCTGATTGGCGAGTTAACGAATGACGGACAAAAAATTGTTTCCGCTAAAGACATTGATAGTTTTTTAAATAAACGCGGCAGCAGTGTGAAAATGGTGCCGGGCTTAGAAGATAAAATTAATAGCATAAAAGACATGAGTGTTTCTGATCAATTATCGCAAAACCTTCGCAAGGTGGCCGATGATCCAGAAAAATTGGCTAATTTTATATCCACCAATAAAAATGAAATTAATGCTGCTACGCAAGGCAATAAAGCGGATCAAGCATATTTTCAAATGTTGGAAAATTCTGCCAATCGCGTTAAACCTATCGAACCCGATAAAAACACATCATTAGACACTGTCAAAACGCTTCAAAATGGAAATGTAAGCGATATTTTGTATGGCATAGGTTCTGGTAAAATTGTCAGAACTCTTGCTTCTGAAGGTCTTTTAAAATCAATTCAATATCACCTTGGGTTTGACCTTGGTGGTCTTACTGAAACAGCTGCAGTTTTAGGAACTGGTTTTAGTTCTGAATTGCCGGTTTTTGGTAAAGGGATTGAAAGAGCAACTGACTGGGCGTTAAGTGGTGGTGTCAGAGATAAAGCTTTGCAAATTTTGCAAGAAGCTCGTCAAGATCCGGTGTTGATGCAAAAATTAATGGCTAAACCCGACCCTAGAATGGTTGAAAGTGCTTTTAGTGAGCAAAATAAAAACAATATGCTTCGTGCCGCAGTTCAAGGCGAAAGAAGAGGTTCCGAAAAGCCCGGCTACGCACGGGGCGGCAAGGTCGGTAGCCAAAAAGCTGTTTTGGTTAAGCGCATGATGGATCTTGCCGAGAAGGCGAAAAAGGAAGTATCTAAGAACACCGAGCCGTTACTCAATGCTCCTGACGAGGCCATCGTCAAAGCGCTTCATGTGGCTAATCAGGCAATCTAAAGGATCAAGGTCATGGTTTCGACGTATACCACCAACAAGGCCATCGAAAAACCAAGCAACAACTCGTATGTTGATTCTTGGAACGTGCCAGTCAACAATGACTGGGACATCATCGATCTCGCTTTCGGCGGTATTTACACGCTGCCACTGACAAGCTCCAATGTCACGCTGACGCAGGCAAACGTGCAAAGCGTCTGCATCCTGCTGACCGGCACACTCAGCGCCAACGTCACCGTGTCATTCCCCGCGCTTGTGGCTGGATTCTACATCGTGCGCAACACCACGAGCGGGTCTTACACTGTCACGCTCAACTCGGCTTACAGTGGCGGCAGCGCCAGCGTGACCGCAACGCAAAGCGCCAATACGTTTATCTGGTCAGACGGTCAAAACGTCTATAAGGCCGACGCGTCGGTCTCCACGGCTGGCACGGGTATTTCTATAGCCGGAAGCACGATCAGCCTGTCAACGCCCGTCGCTGTGGCAAATGGCGGCACTGGAAACTCAACTTATACGGACGGCCAGATCCTGATTGGTAACAGCTCGACCGGCGGACTGACTAAAGCCAATTTGACGGCCGGATCTAACATCACAATCACAAATGGCAATGGCACCATTACGATCGCCTCCACAGGCGGCGGCAGTGGCACTGTGCCTAACCCGTTTGCGACTGGTTATCTGTTTTCAACTTAATACGACCCATCGACACGTTTTGCTGGGCGCGGATGTCTTTGTTGCTCCACGTCCAGCACTCGCCGGTGTCGTCTTGAAAGCAGACCCACAGCAGGTCTGCCTCCTCGCCGTAGTCAATCATAAAGTGACACAAAGCTTTACCCTTAGGGGTGTCTAGGGGTAAAGCGGGATTTAGCTGCAAAATCATGATTATCCGACCTTTTGTAAAGCGCAATCGGAGTATAGCACAATTGTGCGTGATAGGCACAGTAGGCGCCGCGCTCTTTAGGGTGGCCGCAATAAAACGTGTCTTGAACGGTCGTTGATTCTGTCACGGGGTAGCGGCATGAATTATAATTTAAGTCGGTAATTCGTATGTTTTTGTCAGGCGTTGGCACCTCAAACATGAGGGGTATTCTGACTTTGCTTATTGATATTTTTTTAACTGGCTGGGTCGGGTTTTCTTTTTTTGCTTTTTTAATGACTGACATTATTGGGTGGCAAAATCTTACACTTTCTACATTTTTTTTGCGGTGCCTTGACACAATACCCATGACGGCGCTGCGCGTTTTGCCCGTCTCTCGCGCAATAATTGTGCTAGAATAACCCTTATTCCACATGTTCAGTATCGCTTTTTTCATTGCATCCATGTCATTCACCTATTATGTTAAAACAAGTTCAGGCCACTCCCCCTGAACTGGGCAGAACTTGCCACTGGCCTCCAAGGTCAGTGGTATTTTTTTAATGCGTGCTGCGCGAGGCGGCGCATTTTTTCGGCA